CCGGGGGCCGTCGACGCCGTCCAGGTGATGACGGTCATCGAGGATCGCAGGCTGCAGGAGGAACTCGTCGACCGCGAGGGGCTGCGCTCGATGCTCGCGAGCGTCCCGTCTACAGCATACGCTGAGACGCACGTGAACGCCGTTCTGGAGGGCGCGCGTCGTCGCCGCCTGTCCGATGCCCTTGTGCGCGCCCAAGCCGCCATAGGCCACGGGGAGAAGGCTGGCAACGTCATGCGCCAGTTGGACGAGGATCTGCAGACCGCCCACGCCGCACGTGGCGAGACGGATCTGGTGGTCTCGCGTGACGCGGACAAGATGTTCCGGGGCCAGTTGCAGCAGCGCGTCAGCCAGACGGATGGCGCGAGGCTCATCGATACTCCGATCCCGGCCCTGACGCAGCTACTCGGCGGCGGATTGTCCGGCGGCGAGATGGTGATCGTGGCGGGTCGCGCCGCGATGGGCAAGTCGGTGTTCGCCGAGTGCATGGCCGAGCAGGCATGCCAGCATGGGTCGGTGCTGTACTGCAGCCTGGAGATGACCTCGGATCAGATGGTGCAGCGCGCCTACCAGCGATTCTCCGAGCAGCCGATCCCTGACGCTCGCACCGCCTACGGGGCCAGCGCGCAGGCAGTCCTGGCCGTTAGCGAGTCGGTGTCGACGCGGATCAGGAGCCGGAACATCTACTACATGGACAAGACCGACGTGGACTTCCAGGCGATTCATGCTGCGGCGCTGTCGCTGCGCGCTCGGTCGTCGCTGTCGCTGGTGGTCGTCGACTACATCGGCCTGGTGCGCGAAGATCCGTCCGCGCGTAGCCGGCAGGAAGCCGTGAGCTCGCTGTCCCGCCGCCTGAAGCGAATGGCGCTGTCTCTCAAGATCCCGGTCATCGCTGTCGCGCAGTTGAACCGCGAGCTTGAAAGACGCGACGATAAGCGCCCGAAGCTGTCGGATCTCCGGGAGTCGGGCGCTCTGGAACAGGATGCCGACCGCGTGTTGGCCGTCCATCGTCCGAGCTACTACGATCCTGGGTGCAATGAAACTGATAGGATCATTGTCCTTAAAAACCGATACGGTCAGACTGGCGAAGTCGGCGCCAGCTTTGAACCGAACAGAATGCGCTGGAGCGCGCTCAAGTTTTCCGACCATTCGATTCTGTAATGAAGCACGTCCGCAAATACCTCAGCCTAGCTTTCTACTTCCTCGCCCAACTGCTTGCTCGCGTTAGCTGCGCGTGTGAGAAGTCCAGCTTGTACGTCGCCCCCAAGAGCAAATGAGTTGCGTCAACAAACGAACCATGTCTGGCAAGCCGCTGTTTGGCTACATGCAGCGCGTTGCCAGCAGGCACGTCGAGCCGATGTCATGCATGAGCAGGGCCAACGTTTCGCTCTGCGGCGTGTCCGGCAAGTGGCCGAGCATGCTGACGCGCGAGTCGGACAGCATCCTCGATTTAGACCTTAGCGATCTCGAGGAGTCTCTCGACCGCGCGCGTGATTTGGGCCACAAGACCAAGTGGCACTTTGCTGTCGGCTTCAAGCCCAAGTGGGTTCCGGCGGAAGGCTACAGCTTGGCGTACCAAACGAAGCGCATCGAGGACAACCTCGCGTACATCGACACGGTCATGCGCGAGCTAGGCCACAAGATCGACATTGTCGACGCGATCAACGAGCCTCTGCAGCCGGACGGCTCGGGGTTCCGGCATAGCCCGAACCACGACAAGATTACCGTCGAGGAGATCGCCACGTACCTCAAGTACATCGACGCGCATCCTTGCCGTAAGACAAACCTGCAGATCGGCATCAATGAGTACGGTGTTGAGCGCAATGGCCTGAAGCAGGACACGCTCTATCAACTCTGCCTGCAGTTGCGCGACGAGCTAGACGCGCCTCTGGATTACGTCGGCATGCAATGCCACCTCGACGCGGCAGACCCGCCGAACCGAGATGAGTTGCAGCAGTCGTTCCAGCGCTTCGCCGACGCAGGGTTCGCCGTGCATATCACGGAGTTGGACATCCGCGTCGCCGGAGTGGATGCCTACAAGTTGCGCCGACAGGAGGAGGTCGCCGAGGATCTGCTGGTCGCCGCGCGTCGCGCCGGGGTGCATTACGTAATCACCTGGGGTACGACCGACAATGACAGTTGGATCTACGCCAAACACGGCATTGACTACCCAGATGAGCAGCCGCTGCCGTATAATGTCCAGAATGCGCCGAAGCCATTCGGCCAAGCACTCGAAGCCCATACGAGGTGACGATGACACAGAAAGAGCAAAGCAAACAATCAGTCGGCGCGAAGCGCTACGTCGAGGTCATGGATCCCGACGTTTATCACAGTCAGCCTGAGATCAGCAAGTCTGGTCTCGACATGATTGCGAAAGCCCCGCGCCTCTACCATTGGCATCACATCGACCCAGATGGTGAGCCGCTGAAGCAGACTCCGGCGATGGAGTTGGGCGAGTACGTCCACGTCGCAACGCTGGAGCCGGATCGCTGGCAGTCGCGCTACATTTGTGCGCCCAAGTTCGACCGACGCACCAAGGCTGGCAAGGAGCAAGCCGCGCAGTTTGAGCTTGAGAACGAGGGCAAGATCGTCGTGCCATCCGACATGTACGATCACGCCAACCGCAGCGCCGACGCTGTGCGCGAGCATCCGCATGCCGGCGATCTACTGATGCTGCCTGGCAGGGCAGAGGTCTCGATGTTCTCCGAGCATGAGGAGACGGGCGTCGGCATTCGCGGTCGCGCGGACTACATCCTTGACGGCTCGTCGAGCATCATTGACCTGAAGACAACTCGCGACGCATCGGCGCGCAAGTTCTACTACTCGGTGCGCGACTACCGCTACGACGTGCAAGCAGCGTTCTACCTGGATCTGCTTAGCCACTTCCGCGAGGAGGTAGGCACGTTCTATTGGGTGGCTGTCGAGCCGCGTCCGCCGTATATGGTCAGCCTTTATTGGGCTGGTCAGGATATGGTCAACGCAGGTCGCGAAAAATACTACCGCGATCTGCTTAGCTACAAAGTGTGCCTTGAGACCAACACATGGCCGGGGTACGTCGCAAGTCAAGAGTTGAACCTGGAGGTTCCAAAGTGACACAGATTGAGCAAGTCAAAGAGCAGGCGCGGATCATCGCGTCGTCATCCCTCGTCCCAAAGCAATATCACGGGAAGCCCCAGGATTGCTTCATCGCGCTGCAGGCAGCTAACAGGCTCGGGTGCGACCCGATGCTGTTCATGCAGCAGACCTACGTGCTGCACGGCAAGCCGGCAATGACGGCTAAGTTCCAGATCGCACTAGCGAACAACTCGCCGCGCATCCGTGGCGGCATCCGCTGGAACATCAGCGAGAAGGGTGACTATTCGTGCGAGGCGACATGCGCCGAGACGGGTGAGATCCTGCAGGGTCCGATCTGCAATCTTGAACTGGCAAAGGCAGAGAACTGGACGAAGAACGGTAAGTACCGCACGATGCCGGATCTGATGCTGCGCTACCGTGCGGCGACGATGTTCATCGCGCTCTATCTGCCGGAGACCACCATGGGATTCCAGTCGGTCGAGGAGGTGCAGGACGTGCAAGCGTCGCAGACGCCGATGACCTCGCTGCCGCCGGATCTCAAGCCGGAGCAGGCCGCTGCGCCCCCGGCTATTGAAGAGCCTAAGGTTGAGGATCTCTCAGAAGGCGCTCGCGAAATCGTCGACGCCGTGCTGGCGGAAGACGCCAAGGTCGAGCAGAAAGACTTGATCTAGCAGTTCCACTTCTTGAGGGCCAAGTTGATGCGAGACTTCGGATCGCGCTTCGTCTTTTCGCTAGTCAGCTTGGCCTTCATACCTTTCATCCGCGCACAGAAACTCTTGCGACGCTTGGCATCCTTCGACCCCTTCTTGGGCTTACCCGTCACCGGGGCCTTGAGATTCGAGCCAGTTTCACGGTTGTACTTGCGGCGACCAGCGGCGGTTAGTCCACCAGTTCGCGACTTGTGCTTGCCGATTTTGAGAGAGACCATAGATTGAAGTCTAACATGCGATTCATCGGAATCGACCCCGGCAAGACCGGCCACATCGCCGTCATTGACGAGACCGGCGAGTTCCTACACGACTCCAAGATGCCCCTCATCGACGGGGAGCTTGCTTGCTCAGTTATGGAAGCTCATTTGCTCGGCGCGCGCTGCGTCGCGCTGGAGCAGGTGCAAGCGATGCCCGGTGGTGGAGTTCGCCGACCGGGCATCGTGTCCACCTTTAACTTCGGGAAGATCTTCGGAGAGACCCTCGCCTGCGCTAAAATGTGCAGCGTCAAGATCCTGCGACCCAGGCCGCAGGAATGGCAAAAGCTGATCTACGGAGGCCGCAAGAAAGGCCAAGATCCCAAAGAGGTCAGTCGGGCTGTCGCCGCCGAGCGACACCCATCCATCGCCGACCGCTTTCAAACTAAGGTTTCAGCCGGCCTCGCGGACGCGCTGCACCTTGCTGAGTACGCGCGGCGGCTAACCCTGTACGACGAAGAGAAATGAGCTACAACCGCGTCATTCTGATGGGCAATCTCACTCGAGATCCCGAAACCAGCCAGAGCAAGTCTGGCATGACCATCTGCAAGGCCGGCCTCGCTGTCAACGAGCGCATGCCGGACGGGCAAGGTGGATACAAAGACGAGGCGTCGTTCTTCGATGCCGTCCTCTTTGGCAAGCGAGCTGAGGCGTTTGCGCGCTTCATGCAGAAAGGCAAGCCCTGCCTGATCGAAGGCAAGCTGCGACAGAGCCGCTGGCAAGACAAGGAGTCGGGCAAGTCTCGATCCAAGGTCGAGGTCATCGTCGACAGTTGGGAGTTTGTCGGGTCAAAGGGCGAGGATAGTCGAGGGGACTCCGTCCAGCGGGCTTTCGGTGGCACTCCGCAACCGGCAGCAGCTTTCGGAGACGACGTTCCGTTCTAGAGAGAAAGTGTTTTCCTACGGGCCTTCCTGATAAGGGGAGGCTCGTTTTCTTTTCCACGGACGCAACTTTATATGCCACAGTTACTTGCGCTCGATATACGATCCCACTATGAGCGAAGCAGGGTTTCCCTTGGTCTCAAAGGAACTCGTCGAGAAGTTGGAGGAGCTTTTTCCGCCCCAATGCATCGGCGAAAATCAGAGTTTCGATAACGCCCACCGATACGCCGGGATGGTGTTCATCGTGCAGTTCCTCCGCAACCAGTACGAGAAGCAAGTAGATGTGCCTCGGTAGTTCCTCCATCCGCGCCCCGCAGCCAGCCCCTCCGGCTCCCCCGCCTGCCACGAAGCCGGCGGAAGAGATCACGACTGGCGATGTACGTAAGCGCAGGAAGCGGCAGGAACAGACGGGCTTCGCTCTACGCATTCCCCGCCCTCAAGGCTTGGGCTCGGGCGGTAGCGGCGCCAACTACTAATGCATCAGCAGGGATCGATCGCAGGCCAGTATCAGCGCATGTGCGCTGATCGTGAGCATTTCCTGGACCGAGCGCGAGACTGCTCGGCGGTCACCATCCCGACCGTCGTGCCGCCAGAGGGGTTCGTGCAATCGAGCGACATCCACGTCCCGTTCCAGGGCCTGGGCGCGCGCGGTGTCAACAACCTGAGCTCGACCCTTCTGCTGAGCATCCTCCCTCCGTCGAGTCCGTTCTTTCGGCTCACGCTAACCCCGGAGGCTAGGGCATTAGTCGGCGAAGACCATGAGGCTCTTGCAGAAATCGACACAGCCCTGAGTCTCCGGGAACAGGCCGTCATGCGCGAGATCGAGCGCCAGGGTTTGCGTAACCCGCTGCACTCGGCTCTGCGTCACTTGCTCATCTCCGGCAACGTGGTGATCTACCATCGCCCGGAGGGTGGGTTCCGCCTGTTCCCCTTAGATAGTTTCGTCATCAAGCGCAGCGGTCGCGGAGAGATCGAGTGCCTGATTACGCACGAAACGGTTAGCGTCGAAGACCTGCGCGGCCAGTTGGCAGAGGAAGAGATGGCGGCTATCGAGGTATCCCCCGCTGGGCAGAGCGCGATGAAGCGCCACGGCGACCTCGATATGTACTGCCGGATCGAACGCCGTGACGGCGGGTACGTCAAGGAACTTGAAGTCGCCGGCACAAAGATCGACAGCGCCGACTATGAGTGGGGCGCCGACGATTCGTTGCCGTACCTGGCTCCGCGCATGATCACCATCGATGGTGAGGCGTATGGCCGTAGCTACGTCGAGGAGTACCTCGGAGAACTTCGGTCACTCGAGGGCCTGCAGCAGGCTATCGTCAGCGCGAGCGCCGCAGCCGCCAAGGTTTTGTTCCTGGTCGATCCGTCTGGCTTGACCAGGCCGAAGGATCTTTCGGACACCCCGAACCTAGCCGTGCGCTCCGGGCGCGCCGCCGACGTGTCGACGCTGCAACTGCAGAAGTTTGCAGACATGCGCGTCGCGTTTGAGTCGATCCAGAACATCGAGCAGCGGCTTAGCTACGCATTCATGCTGGTCGAGGCTGGCATCCGAAACGCTGAGCGTGTGACCGCTGAAGAGGTGCGCCGTGTGCAGCAGGCTGTCGAGCGTCAACTCGGCGGCGTGTACAGCCTGATCAGCAGCGAGATCCAAGTCCCGTTGATCGAGCTCGTCATGGAGCAGATGAAGTCGGCGCTGCCAGAAGTTCCGACCAAGTACGTCGACAAGGTGATCATCACCGGGGTCGAGGCCCTGGGTCGCGCTGCAGACAGCGCGCGCCTGGACGCATTCATTGCCGGCGGACTGCAGACGTTCGGGCCGCAGTTTGTCGAGTACCTCAACATGCCGGAGTTTGCGCGCCGTCGCGCTGCGTCTCTGGGCATCGAACACAAGGGACTCGTCAAGTCGGAAGAGCAACTGGCGCAGGAGCGGCAAATGGCTGCACAGGCGCAGGCTGCTCAGATGGCAAACCAGGAAGCGGTCGGCGTTGCGGGAGCCGTCGCGAAGGAAGCATTAACAACGCCGCAGGAGTAAAGCATGTCTGAAAGAATCACCATCAGCAACGGAAAGGTGACCGACGCCGATACTGGCGAGGTCGTCGCCGAAGTTGCAGAGCAGCCCCAAGAAGACCAAGTCGACGAGCAAGTCGAGGAGCAGTCTGATGCCGAAGCCGTACAAGAAGAAGCCGGCGAAGCCGAAGAAGAAGAGTGGGAATACGAAGAAGAAGAAGCCGAGGATCAAGACTCCAGGCCTCTATCGGTAGATTCACTCAACGAAATGAGCGCAGCCTACATGGAGAACGGCGCGCTCACCGACGATCATTACGCGGCGCTTGAAGCAGCAGGCGTCGACCGCAATGTCGTCGACCAAGTCATCCAGGGCCAAGTCGCCCTGGTTGAAATGCAGAAGGCCCAGGCTCTCTTCGAGCTTGACCTGACGCAAAGCCAATACCAGCAACTCGCTGATTGGGCTGGCAAGAACTGGTCTGAGGATCAGATTGAAACCTACAACCGCCTCGTCGATGGGAACGATCCCGCCGCACGTCGCATGGCTATTGAGAACCTGATGATGCAGGCTGGCGCTCGCGGGCGTCGCGCAGCGGTCGAAGGTAGCGTCAAAGCTAAAGGTGTAGCTCCTTTCCAGAACACCCAGGAGATGGTTGAGGCAATGTCCGACCCCCGATACAAGCAGCGTCAAGATCCGTACTACAGCGAAGTTCGCGCGCGGATTGCTGCAGGGGGCTAAACAAACCCCTTCAACTTCTGATTAGGAGACAACGTCATGGCGGTGCCAGACATTACTAAGATCACCTTTGGTGGTCAGGTCGACGGAAACGGTGCTTTCAGCACCACTCACGCGACCCAAAACGCACTTTTCGCTCGCACCTTTGGTGGCGAGATCCTCACCGAGTTCCGCGAAGCTACCGTCTTCCGGGACACCACCCTGCAGCGCTCGATTGCTCAAGGCAAGGCCGCGAAGTTCCCCGTGTTCGGCAACGCTGGCACGTCGTACTTTGCGCCTGGCGACAGCATTCTTGAAGACACCGGTCTGCTGCAAAACATCCAGCGCAACGAGAAGCTGATCTACATCAACGATCTGTGCATCTCGTCCGTGTTCGTCGATGAGCTTGATGAGATGAAGGACGACTACAACGGCGTCCGTCAGATCTATGCTTCCGAACTCGGTCGCGCTCTGGCTAACAAGTACGACACCAACATCGCACATCAGATCGTTCTCGGCGCTAACGCTGACTCGCTCAGCGCTGCCGGCCCGAAACAGGGTGCTGGCGATGTGAACGTCGTGACCGTTGACCTGGTTGGTGGCACGACTACCGACGACCCGGCGAATGACGAAGAGGCTGGCGACCGCATCGTCGCAGCTATCTACGACATGGCCGCTAAGTTCGACAACTTCTCCGTGCCTCAGGGCGAGCGAGTTGTCGTGCTGAAGCCGGACCAGTACTACCTGCTCGTTCAATCGGCGAAGGCGATCAACCGTGACTACGGTGGCGCCGGCTCGATGGCTGGCGGTCAAGTTCTCCGCGTCGGTGGCTTCGATGTCATGATGTCGGTCAACATCCCGACCGCTTACGCGACCTCGGATGGCGATCACAACGATGGCGCTCCGGCCAACTCCGGCACGTTCGCCGGCACGTTCGGCGTCGCTTACCACAAGAGCGCCGTTGGTACGGTTTCGATGATGGATCTCGGCTTTGAGCAGGAGTACCTGATTAACCGCCAAGGCCACTTGCTGGTCGCCAAGATGGCTGTTGGTCACGGTTACCTTCGCCCGGAAGCCTGCGGTCAGTTCATCGCCGACTAAAACTTAGGGTCTTAGGACTCTTTGCTTTGCTCTTTCAGGGGGGCAGCTTCGGTTGTCCCCCACCTTCCTCCCCCAAGTCCAGCACATGGCAATCGGAACTACCAAACTTCAAGCAGTCAACACGATGCTGTCGACGATTGGCGAAGCGCCAGTCAACTCCATCACCACGCCGCAAGCAGCGGACGTGGCGATTGCCGTTAATGTGCTAGACGAGATTACCAGGCACGTTCAAGCGGACGGCTGGGACTTCAACACAGAATGGGAGTACGAGCTCACGCCGGACTCCAGTAACGAGATCTTGCTGCCTACCGATACCTTGGCAGTACGCGCCACGCGCCGATGGGCTGACAAGCTGACGACCCGTGGCAACAAGCTCTACAACATCGAAGACGCGAACTTCACTTGGACTGGCAAGGTCGAGGTGACCCTAGTGCGCGAGCTAGACTTCGAGGACATGCCGGAGCCGGCGAAGCAGTACGTCATGCTGCGCGCCGCGCGCATCTTCCGCCAGCGCACGATGGACGATCTGCAGGATCGAGTGCCGACCGAAGAAGAGTTCCGCGCGCTTGCCGATCTCCGCAACTACGACGCGCGCAGCAGCGACATGCGTATTAGCGACTCGTACCCGGTTGGCCGCATCACGCGCCGACCCAGCCCGATGGACGGTCACCTGCAATGACCCTGCGCGGCATCACGATCCCGAACTTGCTCGGGGGCGTTAGCCAGCAGCCCGAAGATCGTCGGTTCCCCAACCAGGCCGACGAGAGCATCAACGCATACCCGTCGCTAATCGATGGACTCAAGAAGCGTCCACCGTCCGAGCATGTCGCACAACTGTTCGACACCTTCGGGGCCGGCGACAAGGTAGCCACGCACGTAATCAAGCGTAGCCCGACCGAGCAGTACATCGTCGGGCTTCGTCAGTCTGAAGGCCAGACGTTTGCGGAAGCATACGATCTCGTCAACAAGCGCAAGGTCGCTGTGTACGACGCGGATCGCAAGCCGATCTCGACCGAGCGCATGAGCTACTTTGACGACTGCGATGTCAGCACGGACGCGAACTTCGTCAGCGTCGCCGACTACACGTGGGCGCTCAACCGCGAGAAGGTCGTCAGGATGGATCCGGCTCGCTCGCCGGAAACAATCGACGAGGCGCTGGTCACCGTGGCGCAAGGCAACTACGGCAGCAAGTACAGCATCATCATCGATGGGCAGCGGTACACCCTGGGGACAGACAGCGAGACAGGTACGACCTACTCAAGCGGCAGGACGCCGACCAGCAACCGCGAGGCTATCAGCTCGGATGCGATTGCTCGCGCCCTGCAGCACGGAATCATCTCCCAGACTGCTGTCGACTCCGGCATGCACGTTAGTGCTAATAACGACACCAGCTTCAAGCTAACGTCGCCGCGTGCCATCGACGGATCGTTCAAGCTGGAGATTACGCTGGTTTATGAAGGCTACGACGCGACTAGGCTGAAGCTGCGCACTCCGTTCCTGGGTTACAACTGTACGCGCACCGATATCCTAAACGCTTTAGCAGAAGCGTTTGATATCAGCGATCGCTACGAGCGCAATCAATACAACGGCTGGTACAACAAGCCGACCTTCTGGACGGTAACTGGCGATTACCGCATTGGCGCCGGGGATGTGCCTGGCAGCGGCGCGCGCGTCGAAAACGGCATCGACATCGCGTTCGACCTGTCGAAGGCATACACAAAGGACGGCGGTCGCGGGAATAGAGACATCAATCCTAGTCGCGTTCAGGTCAAGCTCGTCGAGGATAAAACGCGGTCGGTAAGTGTTAGCGGAAATGGCCTACAGGTGCGTCAGCATGGCGCGACGCTGCACATTCGCAAACAGGATGGCGGGCCTTTCACGATTGATGTGGAGGATAGCAACGCAGGGTCTGACCTAAAGGTGGTAAAGGATTCCGTGCGCGAGTTTGCCGATCTGCCGCGCGTTGCCACTAACGGGTTCAACATCAGGGTTGAAGGTAATGCGGAAGAGAACCTCGACGATTACTACCTGACGTTTGAATCGACATCTCTTGACGGCATGGGAGATGGCCGGTGGGTCGAGTCGGTTGGCCCGGATCTCGAGCAGGGATTTGACCCGGACACGATGCCGCACGTGTTCACTAGTTACATCGACGATGAGGATGGCACGGTTACAGGTACAGCTTATGAGCCGTACTTTGTGTTCCGTCCGTTTGCCCTGGACGCTCGCGCTGCCGGCGACAATGCGACCAACCGCATTCCTTCGTTCGTCGACAATAAGATCCGGGCGATCGCCCTGCACCGCGCTCGTCTCTGCTTTATCTCTGGCGAGTCGGTGGCGGCGTCGGAGGCGAACCAGTACAGCAACTTCTGGCGCACGACTGCGACGAACTTGCTGGACACAGACCGCATCGACGTGACGGCGGCGACGGACAAGGTCAGCCTGTTCCAGCGCGCGACCACGCTCAATAACGACATTATCCTCTACTCGGGCCAGACGCAGTTCCGCTTCGATAGTGGTCAGGAACTGATGTCGCCCAAGACCGCCGCGCTGACAAAGCTCGGCAGCTTCGATTGCGACACCTCGGTTACGCCAGTCGGCGTCGGTCGGTACAACTTCTTCCCGTTCAACAGGGGTGGATTCACGAACGTCAACCAGTTCGCGAATGCCTCGGGCGGGTCGAACCCGCTGTACCAGGCCGACGAGATTACCGAGCAGATCCCGCAGTACATCCCCGGCTCGCCGACGCACATGGCAGCCTCGCAGGCAGAGGGTCTGATTGCGATGGCGACCGACGCTGGGTCGACGATCTACATGCACAAGTACGCCGACAGCGGCAACGAGCGTGTGCAGTCGGCGTGGTTCAAGACGGACATCTCTGCCGACGTGATCGAGGGCCTGGGCTTTATCGACAGCAAGCTGTACGTGACTGTGCGTCGCGGCGATCACATCTACGTCGAGGCAATCGAGTTTGCCGAGGGCGCGGTGATTACTGCCGACGTGGGCTTCACCGCTCACCTAGATCGATTCGTGCGGCATACGGACTGCACGGTTGAGTACCTAGCCAATAGCAACGAGACGGTCGTCATCACGCCCTACGCTGACATCGCGAACGTTGCGGCTGTCGAGTACGACGCGACCGGCGCTAAGGCTGGCATCGTTCATCGCGCCAAGTCCGTGGCTGGCGACCGCGCGATCTTTGCCGGCGACCTGTCGTCGACGACGATGTACATCGGCCAACTGTATACGATGCAGCACAAGCTGGCGCCGATGCACATGTTCGGCAACAGCCGCGTCGGCGGGTACGCCCCGCTGATGACTGGCCGCACCAAGATCCGCTACATCTACTTTGATCTTGAGGAAACAGGATTCCTGCAGGCCGTCGTCGAGGATCTGTACCGCGACGATTCGACGGTCGAGTTCTCGGCGAACCAGGTGCAGCTTGGGTCGAGCAAGATTGACAAGCTGCAGGTGCAGGACGGTCGACTAAAAGTGCCGCTCTTCCTGGGCGGACAGGACTACACGGTCTCGCTAAACAACGCGACCGCTCTGCCGTGCAGGGTGATCGCAGGCGAGGCTTTGATGAAGCACGGGGCGAGGTCTAAGCGTTTTGGTTAATGTGACCATCGAGAAGCCTAAGCTCACTCAGTTGCAGCACATTGCGCTCAATCTTCGTCACGAAGACGAGATTGAGGTTGTGTGCGCCTGGCCCAGCTACGAGCCAGAGGTGGTGTTGCAGATGCAGGTCGAGCAGGATCCAACTGCTCGCGTCGCCTGCATCGATGGTGAGCCGGTCGCGGTTTTCGGATGCCCGGACGTGTCCGAGGATCTAGTCGAAACAATCATCGGTAGGCCATGGATGCTCGGGACTGAGACGCTGCACAAATACCCGATCCGCCTGACGAAGTTCGCGATTGAGACGATCCGCGAATGGCTGGAGCAATACGACCGGCTTGAAAATGTTGTACATCGCGCAGCGGAAGGAAACGCTTACTGGCTGCATCGCTTGGGCTTCGACCTGCTCGATTACAACGACGACTACATGAAGTTCCGCATGGAGGCAGACGAATATGTGTAATGTGTTTAGCGAGTCGGACTTTGACCCTGAGAACCTGACGGCGCAGGGCATTGCCTCGGAGGCTTTTGCTGGCAGCATGATCGCGCCAGGTATCGGCTTCATCGGAAACATAATGAAGATCCGGGCCGAGCGTGAAGCGCTTGAAGTCCGCAATAAGGCAATCCGCGATCAACTGGTCGAGGACTCAATCGAACAGGTGCGCGCAGAAACCAAGCGCGACCAAGCCGTCGCCCGCGAGTATGCGCGTGAATACGCGGCTATGCAGGAGCAGACGGCAGACGCACTAGCGATGCAGAACCTGTCAGCAGCCGAGTCTTACACGGTCGGCGGGTCAGTCGCTGAGGCGCAGAGCGAAACGCTGTTGGAAGCGACGCGCTACGAGACGGCGCTGCTCGACGAGCGCAATCAATACTTTGAGCAGCAACGCATGGCGCGCGAAGGATACTTCAAGCAAATCGACCGACAGATCGCCAACTTGCCCACGAACGCTCCGGGGTATGGCTCCGCGTTCGCCGGATTGATTGGGGCGACCGGAACTAACTACTTCGGCGCCAAGCTGCGCGGAATGGAAGCGACTATGGGAGGTCTCTCGTAATGGTCAACCTGCGCGTACTCGGAGCGCGAGCAGAAGGCCCAGGCCGTCGTGCTACGCGCGTCGCGTTCACGGGCAACATCGCGCAGCGCGTGGTCGACCCTGGCGTCCAGGCAGACACAAGTGCGGCTGATGCGTTCCTGCAACTGGCGGAGTCCCTGTCCCCCCTGTCTCGCACGATGCAGGGGTACGCTGACATTAAGTACAAGAAGCTGCGTCAGCGATCCGCCACAGAAGCGCAGGCGACGATGCGCGAGCTCGAGGACGATCAGCGCGATCTTGCCGCTCGCGGGAAATGGGACGAGCTTGTAAAGACTAACCCGGAGTTGGCGACGCTGAATCCGATGGCGCGCATCAGCCTGCAGCGTCTCGCCGGTCAGGATATTTTCAGGCAGTACAAGCAAGCCATTCAGGAAGCTGACGCGACGTACATAAACATGGCGGAAGAGGCGTATGGCAATCCTGAGTTGATTGTCAACGCGCGCCGCGAGGCTCTGGAATCAGCAGATGCTGCGGCTGCGAAAATCACGGAAGGTCTCGGCGCCTATGCCCTCGCGATGTTTGAGGCCGAGAACGCGCGCTGGCGACCAGCCTGGGAGCAGGCGCTCGGCAAGGCAATCGGCCAGGCTGAGTCAAAGGCGTACAGCGAAAAGACCGCGCGCGCCATGTCTCTCCCCGATGCAGATCTTCAGGCGTTGGCTGATGGGGTGCATGACGTAAACGGCACGTCTGGGCGCAACGAGCTTGAGATGGGCCACACAATGGCGATCAGTCGATTCGTTGACGAAGCGAATCTGCTCTACACCGCCCTATTGGCGAAAGGCGACGATGCTACGCCGGCAGAATGGGAAGCCGTCGTCGAAGCGATAGAGGCAGAGTTAGAAGGCATGGAAGACGCGCATGCCAGGTTTGAATCTGTTGCAATCAACGGCGTGACGTATGCAAGCGAGGAGCGGTCGCCAATGGACGACGTTCTAGACGCCAAGGTTCAGGAACTCAATAAGACCATTGCGCTGGCGAAAGGCAGGAGCGATAAGGTTGGGTCGACCGCGGACTCTCGGGCAAAGGGCCTCGTTGCTCAGTTTGTTTACGACGGCGAGAAAGAAGCTGACTTTCCGAAACTGCTAGAGGCTGTCGCCGCTGAGCGTGGGCTTTCCGAAAATGAGGTGCGACGTGAAGTTGACGAAGAGATTGTCGCTGTAAGAAACGCGAAACAAGCGAGGGAAAATAGAGAACGGCAGGAGAGACTTGACGATCTCGTTGACGCAAGGATTAAGCGTGAAGAAGAGGGGTTTGCTGCAGAGGCCGAGAAAGATGATCTTGCGAGTCGATATTACAGGGGAGAAATCGACGAAGCGTATCTGTACAACGCGGCGCGGGAAAGTGGACTTATTGAGTTTAAAGACGTAGAAGAAATCATCGCAGATGATCGCAATGCGCGATTGCGCCAGTATGGCATCGAGTTTGAATACGCAAACTTTGATTACGCCCATAACGATCAGGTAGCCGCGGTAAACGATTGGGCTGACGCGCAGCTAGAAAACGTCAGGCTAACCGCTGATGAAAAGCAGCAGATCAGCGACTGGAGGCGCAATGAGCTAAGAATCTTGCATCGCAATAAAAGCGTTATTGACAGGAACATTAGAAACATCGCGCCTGGGCAAAACCCGGAAGACTGGTTTGAAAGCGCCGCCGAGGGCATCAAAAACAGTCAAGAGTCGCTAATCGTAGAACGCGACAGAGCTCGAGATTCTTATGTCGGGCCTATGCGCGCAGCCTTTGAAAACGAGCGCAGTCAACTCGGGCAAACCAGATCGCGTAATCCATTCGGAGGGCTACCTCGACCTCTTTCCGCGCAGATCCAGTCTGAGATGTACCTCGTAGTGGATGGCGAACTTAAGCGCGACGACGAAGCAATCGAAACCTGGGGCGCTATGTATGACGAGATTGCCAATAAAGCGTTGGGTGAATGGGCGCGCAAAAACCCGTCAGCCAATACGGCGGATGCCCTGAGCTATATGCGACAGAACGTCACATATTGGCAGAATCAAGCAGACAAAAGATTCATGGCAGAGCGACCGAAGAAGTCCGAAGGAACTGCCGACTTTGGTCTGTTGGAGCGATCAGCCGCTGCGGTAAGTATTCGTAAGAGCTGGAAGGGGTATGAAGAGTCGAGTGTTTATGTTCCATCATCGTCGATTGACCCTCGCGCTGAGTTTTCTGCGCCAACCCAGCTAACAAAAGACGCCATCTTCAGGCTGGCCGATGGCCTAGAGCCAAACTCCTCAGGCGCTTCGGCCAAGGATTACGCCCGTCTCCGAGGTCGCATGGAGATCGGCTTGGTGCAATACCTCCAAGCTGCCGCGCACAACAGCTTTGAAGATAGCGTAACTACGACTCGGTTTAACGGAAAGCCGGGTGTCAAGATCAATAACGACGGTTCTGCTGTAGCAAGAATGCACGAAGCGATGCTAGTCGGATATTTGCGACATCGCGGCCTTACAACGTCGGAAATAGAAGAAGGCGTTGTGCATCTACAAGACGTTGCGATCAAGATTCCAATGCATCTCATCAGCCCTGAAAATACTCTGATGTACGAGCGCGCAGAGATTGCGAAGTTTGTTGAGGACATGGAACGCAGAAACGTAATCGATGTTATTAGTGATCGATGGTTGCAAGGCGATCCTGTGTATTTGATGAGCACAGAGCAGCGGAAGGCAATCGTCGAAAACCAAGCTAACCGCATGATGAAATACGCGAACGCTGAGCAGCGCAAGCAGATTGCAACGGCCCTTCGGAAATACTTCTACTAATGGCTAACCAAGAAGAACTGGATCTGTACCGCCGCACCTACGGCGTCGGCCAACGCGAGGAAATGAGCCTCGCGGAAGACTTGGTCAACGCTCCACTCTGGGGCATTGAAAAGGGCGTCGCTGGATTCCTGGATCTTGCGGACGAGCTCACGCCGTTTTACGACTGGTTCCCGGACGATTACCAGACGAAGATCCGCGCCCCCGATGGCATCATCGGCCAGTTTGTAGGTACGGGTTTCCAGTTCTTCGCAGCCGGCGGCGGTGCGCGCAGCGTCGTTTCGGGCCTAGTAAAAGGCGTCACACGCGGCGCAGCTAAGGTGCCTGGCGTCGGTAAGAATGTGCAGGCCGTCGTCGACTCGGCTGGATCGACCATCGATGACATCGCCGGATACGTTAAGTATGCACAGGCCGCGCGTAAGGCCAAACTCAAAGGTCGCCTAACAAAGGAGGGTTTCACCAACCTGGCGCGCGCCAGCCTTGAGGGCGGCTACACAGCAGCCCTGGTATTCGACGGGAACGAAGGTCGTCTGACAGACATGCTCGGCCAGTTGGGTGTGCCTACCGACAAGTTCTCGGTCACATCCTGGCTGGAATCGGATGAAGATGACAGCGAGCTCGAGGGTCGCCTCAAAGACCTCGTCGAGGGCGCGTTCCTCGGCCCTCCGCTCGAGGCGGTTCTTGGCGGCGTCGCAGCGTTCCTCAAAGGAATGCGGCGATTCAAGAAGGGCGACAAGAAGCCGTTCACGGAAGAAGAAGTAGCCAAGCTGCAAGACGCCGAAGAAGCGTACCTGTTGGCTCAGACTGGCATGAGCGAAGACGAGGCTCATGCTGTCGTCGCCCTCATGGACGGCCTTGGCCTTCGCGATGAGAACGGCGATTTCATCGAGGGCTTCGGCGGGTTCCGAACTGTCGACGACCTGACCGACGAAGGCGCGTCGAAGCGCGCGCAGGACGCCATCGACAAAGCTGAAGCCGAAGGCAAATACGTTCGCGGCTCGACGTTAATGGACGCGGGGCGTCGCGTGATTCTGATAACGCAGCGGTCGGATGTGTCTACTGCGGCGCATGAGATGGCGCACGTTCTGCGGATGGTCATCCTGGACAACCCGGAGTTTGCCGCTCGGCGCGGTATCGATTCCGGCATGCTCGCTGTGATCGCGCGCGAAACAGGAGCCCTGGTCGACGAGACGGGTGGCTACGTCTACGACGAGGCTGCTGAAGAGCGTTTCGCGCGTATGTTTGAGCGCTATCTCCTGGACGGCGCGACGCATGCAGATGAGTCTATGCAAGGGATCCTTGATCGCCTGGCAGGCTACATTGTCGAGGTATACGAGCGGCTGTATCCGAAGGGCGAGTTGCACCCGGATATGCGCCAGCCTAGCCCGGAGATGCGCGCGGTCTTCGATCAGCTACTGGACCGCACGAAGGATGTCGATATCGGGCCTGTCAAGCCAAGCGATCCGTCTTTTCCCCGCAACGCGGAGCAGGGGGCGACACCGAAGCCTGGGCAAGTAGAGCAGCCCGAACTGGAGTTCGGCGAGAAGTACGTGCCGACTGGCGCTGCGCGCGAGATGCCCGAAGTGCCGACCGCCTACGACTTGGGTGTGCAAGTCCCAGAGGGTCTTGAGGAGGGTGCGCGCAAAGCTGTCGAATCGCGAGCGCGCGCTGCCTTCAAACGCAGCGATGACTCATCGTCGCCGGCCATGAACCCTGAGAGCGGTGGGCGCAAGAAGTCTCGCAAGGCTATCGCTGACAAGTACGGTGATGCAGCCGCAAAGTATTACGACGATCTCGTCGACGCATATGGCTCGGAGCTCGAGCAGCGCAAGGTCGGCAACACCAACGTCGACCTAGACTCGCCGTCCGAAGGCATGCTGTTCCAGGTCGACGACCTGGGCAAAGACAAGAAAGACAAGAATCGGACGCCGCCACTAAGCCCTGAGCAAGCTGCGCTTCGGGATGAGGTCATCTTCAAGAAAGGTGTCCGCGATAAAGAGCGAGACTTCAATGTGCGGAAAGCCATCAACCCCGGCAACATCGACAGCAACATTGAAGAGCTCGACAAGGTTGCGCGAGCATTCCCGGATCCGATGGAGAACGAAGATACGTTCCAAGAGATGCTCGACCGCACCAGCAAGTCAGACAAAGTGCTGCGCGCGCCGGTCGCCTTTATCCGCGAAATCAACAGCGGCGAGACAAATCGCCGACTCAAGGCCATGCCGAAGCGTGTGAAGGATCGCGTCGATGAAGGCTTCAAAAACATCAAGATCGCAGGTCGCGCTGTTCGCAAAGATAAGAGTGGCCGCAAGCTAATGATGGCCCTGTTCTGGTCGCGCGCCAGCCTGCGCGCTTCACCATTTAACCAGGAAGCTGCGTTCCTCGAGGCCGTCGACACGTTCGCTAAACACCTCGATGACGCCATGAATGGGCGCTTCAACGTCGAGGCTTACGACACGCAGATTCGCAAGCACGACCTTGCTGCTCGCACGGGTAGCCCCGGCTCGTCAATCCAGATGCAGTTGGCTGGCCGCAAGCAAAACAAGAAAACGAAGAAGTGGTCGGCGAGCGGCCCAGGCGAGATGCTGACCCGCATCAATAAGGCCGCTTTGGCTGGCGATGATCTTGTCAAGCAACTGCACAATGTGTGGTTTGATAACAAGCTCAACAGCCGACAGGTGATGCGTCAGGTCTGGAAGGTGATGGGCGGTCAAGGCTTCGGCATGGACAACAAGCTCCTGCGCTTCGCTCGCCTAGCGACCGGCTTCGACGATGTGATTATTATCGACGCGATCCAGCAGCAAGCATGGTTCGATATGGGCAACAAGCGCCTCGCTCAGCTAAACGCGCAAGCGTCTGGCAAGCGCGAGATTGGGCTGGCGGATACGCAAGGCGAGATCGACAGCCACGGAACAAAAGGCGGCGTCGGCATGGCTTTGTACGAGGGCCTAGAGCGTAGCCTGCATCCGCGCTTGGCCGAGATCTTTGAGGGTACTGGAATGGAACCCAGCATCGGCAGGCTGCATTGGGCGCTTTGGGTACTCAACGGAGACGAGCCTTCCGAGATCGCGCACGAAACCTTGCAATGGTTTGCCAAGGGCGGCGACTACGACAAGGGAATCCGCGAAGGTCGTTACAACGAAAAGAACTTCGGCGTCGTGTACAATGACAAGAAGTTCTGGGTCGAAACCCCCCTGGGCCTGCTGTCGTTTGACCGCGCTCGCTGGGCAGAGGTTCGCGACGGCATGTTTGATAAGGCGGCAGGAGTTCTGCGCCGCACCAAGGTAGTCAAAGAAGATGGCAAAGAACGAAACTGGAACCCCGATGACCGATTCGACCGAGACCTCCCCTGGGTCGAAGACATCAACGTCAGCCAAGAAGCCTACTCCCTCTACCTCGCCCTCGAGGCAGACGGAGTCACCTTCCCAACAAAAGACGGAGGGTCTCGGACAAGAACTTGGACGAGCTCTGAGCGCGCTGCAATCAGAGATGCCCACAGGCAGGCAGTCGCTGCAAACGTCGTTCAGGAGCTACGTTATCGAAGAAGTCGTGGGGAAGGAGAAGTCGGGTCAAGCTCGCCGTTGGCTGGAGGAGATGGCGAAAACCTTGAAGCATGGTTGCGCCGTAATGCCCCCAAGGCCAAAGCGGTAGCGCCATACGTCAAGTCGGTACGCAAGGTCGACGCCGCCCTCGCCGGGGCGACGAAGATCGAGAACATGGTCGAGCTTGAGGTATCGCCGGTCGCGCTGAAGAAGTACGGCATCGACATTCCGCTCGAGGATCTGCAGGGGGAAACCGTGCGGATCGCTGTCGGCGTCGGTGGTAACCAGACCCTGACTGCCACCAAGTCAGTCGGCAACTCCTTCGTCATTACGCGCGGCTCGCAGATCATTGCAGCCGGCGGCAACATCGAGCAGCAGATGGCGATGGTGCGCTACGCAATCGAAGAGTTCGATGCGCGTTACATGCTGACGAACAAGGGCGGCATGGGAATCGTGTCGGCAAACGGTGGACGCCCGGTGGCGGCTGATGCTGACGGTAACGTCTACATGGTGTTTGACCCGGAGAACTACTCGCTGGCGTTCTCCGATCTCAACATGGGTCTGCCCGACCCGAAGGTTCTAACGGATCCCGCTCGCTCCGCGCGTCGGGTGGCGCTCGAGATCGAGCGCAAGGCCGAGGCGGATGGTCTGCTGTTCCAGGCTGACGAGCTCCCGCTTCCCGAAGGCGTCGCCCCTCCGGCTCCGATGCGGGGTAGCCAGCGCCGTAAGGATTGGGATCGGACGCCGGAACTTGAGGTGGTTGCTAACCGATTCGCTGCTGGTGATATCAGCCGCGAAGAGTACGACCGGGCTGTCCGCGAACTGCGGCCCGTGCGCGTCTTGACTCAAGTGCCGCGACCCCTGTCGAACACGGAGGTCAAAACGCTGCTGGGCAAGAAGTCCAGCAAGGGTGTAAACATTACCGAGACTCTGGCGGAAGGGCAGCGCGTCGACATGCGCGTTGATGTCAACGCCTGGACAGCGCATCGCAAGATGATCCTGACCGCGCATAATCCGGTCGAGGGTGATGGCGTCGGGTCCGTCCTGGGATACGACACGCACGTGGCGCTACGCAATGTGCGATTTGGAGTTGGCTCTCCCTCTCAAAAGGACCAGGCTTTCAAGATCGCAAAAGGCGAAGCCCGCAAGTTTCCGTTCGCGGTGATGAAGGGGGAGAACGTGCCAATGACGGCTGAGCGCGCTGCCAAGGATGTCGAGAAATACATGGCCGAAGGCGCCGAGTCTGAGTGGACTCAAATCGGTTTCGACCCACGCCGGCATGCATACTTCTACGACCGGGAAACCCTGACCCCTGTTGTGGAAGCTGCCGAGGTCGTGCAGTTCCAAGAGGTTCTCTATGCACGTGGCCTCAAGTTCGGCAAGAAGGAAGACTTCCTCTTCCAGGCCGATGAGATCGACGAGCGGTTCCTCGCCCGTCGCCGCGAGCCGCGCGATCCTGAGGACATCCTCAACCTGGATCGCATGGATAGCGACCGTGGAGTAGCGCGCGCCTTTGAGGAGATTCTGCGCCACGCTAAGAGAGACGGCGCACACCTCGCGCGTCGCACCTTGCAGGAGGCTCGAGAGGAGTCGGAGCAGATCTATCGCGAGATGATGTCGGAGCAGGGCCACATGCCCAGCCCCCGCACGTTGCGCCGGCTTCGTTCGGACAACACGCTTGCCACGATGATCCGCACGTCAAGTGCGCAGTTGATGGCTGCTCGCGAAACTCTGGCGCGTGTGCATCGCGAGTACCTTCGGATGCTGGACGGCGCTGGAGACTTGAGCATTGCCGATGACGCTGTGCTGCTCGAGCTTCGCCGCAAATGGGAACTGGTGGGCAGCTTGAACAAGTACGTCCAAGAGGCCAAGGCTGAGTTTGGTCGTGCGCTTGGAGATCTCCGCTACCGTCCCGATGGGACCGGCGAGTACATCGATATTCCGACTCGCCTGACCCGCGAGGACGGGCGCGTTCCCGGCAAGGCGAATACCCCGCAGAGCGGAACCACGACGGATGTCCCCCAGCCCGATGCCCCAGGCACAGGCGTTGGGCCGGAGCGCGCAACCGGCGCGTCTGGATCTGACAGCGCCAGCGGATTGCCGGATCCCATCCGCGTCGACAAGGCTCGCACCCTGCCAGATGTCGGCGGTCGTGCCAAGGTCGTGCGCGAACTGCAGCAGACCAAAGCCCTGCTGGAGGAGATGCGTATCACCGGGAGCATGGAGCAGCATTTGCCCAAGCCTGGGATGATGGGGATGTTGGTCGAATACTTCGTCAACAACATCCTGTTCGGCCTCAAGACTCACATCGTCAACATCAGCGGCAACGCGATCAACACGATCTACGCTCCGCTTGAACGTGCAATGGGCGCGACTTTGGCTGGTCAGTTTGGCAAATCGAAAGCTGAGATCGCGGAGTTGTTCTCAACGCTGGAGTTTATGAAAGCTGGCCTGCGGCAGGCACGCAAGGCTGCAGCTAAAGACATGCCCCTGCTCACGCAGGAGCGCAAGCTCGACGCTCAGACCACCAACGTCCGTTCGATCAGCTCCAAAGCGCAGGGCGTCGACCCGGATAGCTTGGAAGGGTTGATGCTCGACGGCGTCGGCAAGTTCATCAACCTGCCAGGCCGTGGCCTAGTCGCGGCTGACGAGATGTTCAAGGTCGTGACTTACCTGCGGCGACTCAAGCGGAACATGATGGAGGTCGGCTTGACGCGCTTCCCTGACGATCCGAAAGCTGCGATGACCCACGCCAATAAGCTGATGGATGCAGCGTTGGCCGAGGATCGTGCGTTGACCAAGGAGGGCATGTACGAGCAGGGCCTTCAAGAGGCCAAGGAATCTGGGCTGACAAGCACGGCGGCGCGCAACTACGCCAGCAACTATGTCGCCAAGTATTGGAACACTGAGGTCAGCAACGCTGTTAAGGACGCGGTGCAGGAAGCGCGCAAGATGACGTGGACTTCGGAAATCGACCAAGGCATCAACCGGGCTGAGGGTCGACCGCAGTCCATCGGTCAGCGCATGACGCTCGGCTACGGATTGCGAGGAACCCTCGGCAGCATCGCAACGGTATCTCGCGACACCATCCTGAGGAAACATCCGTACCTCTCGATGCTCGTGCCGTTTATCACGACGCCGACTAACATCATGCAATGGACGCTCGACCGATCTCTCGGCGCAGCGTCTGATGCCGGCGGGATGCTGTACGCCAAGATGCGAGGCGAGATGATCGACCCCGCAGCTAAGGCAGATCTTTACGGTCGCATGGCTACTGGCGTTGCCCTGTTCGGCGTCGGCGGAATGTACGCGCTGTCGCTCGATGACGAGGGCAGGCCGTTCATTACCGGCTCCGGGCCTACCACCGAAGGCGAGCGAAATGTTTGGAAGGCCAATGGCATCCAACCTTTCTCGATCCTGGTCGACGGCAAGTACGTCAGCTACAAACGCATGGAGCCATACTCAACGCACATCGCGTTGATGGCTGACATGATGCAACAGAAGCGAGACCTCGAGGCTCAGGGGGAGCAGTTCACCGCAGACCGATGGGCCGGCGCTTGGCTTGCGGGTATTACCGAGTCCCTCAAAGACAAGACCTACTTGCAGGGCATCAGCGACATTCTGTCCGCTGTCGAGGATGGCGAAGTAGCGTGGTCTAGGCTCGCGCAGAACTATGGCGGCTCGCTGTTCCCGGCGGCTGGTCTGTTCCGCCAGAACATCAACCCCGCTACGGGTCTAGCATCCCAGCATTTCCAGGAAGTTCGCGCGCTGTGGGATGGCCCCGGTGGCAACCTTGCCGCTGGCTTCATGCGAACTGCGCCTGGTGGTGAGCAGATCTTTGAGCCGCGTCGCAACTTGTACGGCGAGCCGATCAAGAAGAGCAGCTACTTCGGGCCGGACTGGCTGTCGCCCTTCGAGGTCGCGGCTGTCTCAGACGATCAAGTCGCCAACGAGTTCTACCGAGTTGGGTACAACCCGGAGATGCCGCGCGAGGCATACAAAGGGGCCGACTGGACTGAGTACCGCTCGACCTCTGGGCAGACCGCATACGACCGATTCCACGAACTACATGGCGAGGTCAAGCTGCTGCCGTACATGACGTTCCGCAAGGTGCGGATGAAAGACAAGAAGGTCACCATGCAGGAAGCCCACCGCATGCTGATCGAAAGCGATTACTACCAGTCCCTGTCGCCGGCTGGCACGGAGGACAACCCATCACCGCGCATCGCTCTGCTGCAACGAGTGACGCGCGCATACCGCAAGGCTGCTGAAGTGCAAGTCTTGCAGGAGTACCCTGAGCTCGCGCAAGAGTTTGAGCGCATCGAAGCTGAACGCAACGCCCTGAAACGAGGGCTTCAAATCCTGAAATGACCTTCAACGCATACCAGCAGTACGACGATCAGACCGGCGCAACATCGGTCTATACGATCTCGTTCCCATACCTTGACCGAGACCACGTCGTCGTGACCTTGGGTGGCGTGACGTTGACGGTCGGCACGGACTACACGTTCACGTCGGACACGCAACTAACGTTCACCCCGGCGCCGACTGGCGACCTGGTGATCAAGCGCGTCACCCCGGTCGCGTCATCGATTGTGGACTTTGAATCCGGCGCGGCTATCACCGAGCGCGATCTCGACCGGGCGAATCTGCAGGCGCTGTACGCTGCTGCGGAAACGCGCGATACCGCGACGGTGGATGTCGAGACGTTGCAGGATTACGTCGACGCTGCCTCGCTGTACGACCAGGGGCCTGAGGGTACACCGCAAGCCTGGTCGTTTACTGCGACTGGTGGGCAGACCGACTTCACCCTGTCGACCCCGACACCGGACTCGACGAACGATGACTTCTTCATCGTCACGGTCGACGGCCTGTCGAAGCGCCCAGGCACGGACTTCACCGTGAGCAGCAGCAACGTCATGACCCTGACCTCTGCGGCGACTGTCGGCCAGATCGTCAGCGTCCGCAACTTGGGTCGTCAGCGCACACTCAACACGATCCTCGACGCCAGCGTCACGTCGGCCAAGCTAAGCTCCGCATGCGGCGTCACCGCTGACGGCGGCACGACCGAGCGCAGCTTCATCACCCGCTTCGGTGACATCGTCAACGTGCTGGACTACGGTGCTGATGCGACCGGCGCCACGGACTCGACTGCCGCGATCCAGGCCGCGCTCGATGCTGCCGCTGGTGGCACGACCTACTTCCCGGCTGGCACGTACATCGTCAACTCCGCGAACCTGGAGGTCGACGACAATGGCGCGCGCCTAGCAGGCGATGGCGTTAGCAGCAAGATCGAACTGACGGGCTACTCGATCAAGGTGCCGGCTGACGATGACGCCGCCGACTACGAGGACATCCGCTTCGTCGACCTGTACATGAAGAGAACCGATGCCGGCGGGCCAGTCGTCGAACTCGCGGGCAGCGAAGGCAACGGCAACTGGATCTATGCCGCATCGTTCACAGCCTGCAAGTTTGAGGGCGGCAGCATCGGCGTCGACCTCGAGGGTTGCGAGAACGTCACCTTCGACCGCTGCCGATTTATCGACTGCACCAAACACATCAACGCAGCCGACAGTACAGAGATCCCGGTCGTGCATTGCGTAATCCTGAACTGCTGGTTCAAGGGTCACACATATGGCGTGTACCTGGAAGGGGCGCGCAGCGTGACCATGCGCGGGTGCTTCTTCACCGGCACGTCCGCGAACGACGTGGTCGTGCATGACCGATGCCGAGACATCGAGGTCGACAGTTGCCGGTTTGAAGATGCCAGCCCTGATCCCAGCATCATCCTCGGCAATGACCCCGCCAGCCCCACCAACAGCGAAGGCTTGCGCGTAATCAACTGCCTGTTTGAACACACGGGCACGACGAAAAATCACTTCATCAAGATGCAGCGCGCCATCCGCGTGCTGATCGAGGGCTGCTCGTTCTACGGATCGCAGGACAAAGACATCGAGAATGTCCCGGCTGCGACGAACAGCACCAGCGGATTCTTCGATAACAACTACACGGACAACGTTCTGTCCGACACAACCGACGCCAACTTCTACGAGCGCAACAAAGAAGTCCTGTTCGACGTGATGGACTTCGTGAATGGCTCGATTGATTTCTCTTCCGGTGGAGCTGGAACGCTTGCCAACCCAGGCAACATCTCCATCGCGCACGACAGCGAGGAGGTCGTCAACGTGCCGATGACAGGTGCGCGCTTCGGCGACTTCGTTTGGGTTTCGTTCGGGCAGAGTTCAGCGTTTACCTCGAACCTAATCACCACGGCCAAAGTGGTCACGGCAGATGAAGTCGAGATCACATTCAACAACAACAGTTCAAGCTCAGGCATCAACTTGAGCGCGAACACAACCGTGCGCATTCTGCGGATTCCGCGCGACACCTTCGACGAGATTGACTGATGACTTTCGCCACTAAAGAGTACGACGGAAACAACGTCGTCACCTACAAGCTGACGATCACCGCGAGTTCCAACTCCGACGTGATTCCACTCCGAGGAGCCAAGAGTGTGTATCTGATTTCAGGTACGACGAACGCTGCTCAAATCTACGTGCCTGAGGTTACGAGCGATGGCAGCGCGCCCGACAACACAGGGTCTAACGACGTGCGCCTGGCTGCTCTAATCGGCACGGGCTACACGGGGGCGGTGGTTGACCCGAACACCTCGGTCAACTCTAGTCGCGCCGGCGTGATCCCAGGCAACGTGATGCCTCCGTACATCTACATCAAAAACACCGACACCGCTGAGCTCAGCGTTGATATCTGGGTGACGTTCTAATGGCACGCGCAACCTCATACCAAGACTCCATGGCGACCGGGACCAAGAGCGACCTGCTCTACGTGCGCGGCGCCAAGAGTGTCATTATCACTTCCGACCGAGCTGTGCAGATTAAGATCCCCCTCGTACCTACGGGGACCGCTGCGCCCAGTAATGCGTCGGGAGCCAAGATCGAGTCCCAGGCTATGAGCAGTCCGCTCAGCCTGGTCGGCCCGACCAAGGAGCCGGACGGTACGTATGCGGGTGTGATCCCGGAGGAGTTCATGCCTCCGTACATCTTCCTGCACAATACGTCAGGCGGAACCGCCAATGTTTCGGTATGGATTAACTACTAATGGAATCCGCCGAAGTGTGGTTTGCCGTGGCGCAAGGTGCGACCGGGCTACTGGTCGTGGTCATTGGGTGGACGGCGGCGCGCTTGGCCGAGACGGTCGGGCGCTTAGCTAACAAGGTCGCGAACCTGGAGCGCGATATGGTGCAACTCGTGGCCGAGCTTAAGGTCGAGGTCGCCACATTGCAGGAGCGATTACGTGGGCGCTAGGTACATCCCCCTGCTGGCGCTGTCGTCTTGCTCCTCGCTGCCCACGCTAGGATCCGGCGGTGACTCATCGTCGACCCCTGACCTGGGTCCGGCGGTGGTGCAGGCCCTACCGGAGGTTGCCCAGGCCACCAGCAATCTGCTGCAGACCTTCGTCGTGACGGCGGTCGTGGTCGCGCTGTTCTTCCCAGCCGCGCGCTTCGCTGCGGTCGGAGTGTTCGTCGCCTTCTACGAATGGGTCGCTCGCCTGTTCCGTCCCCGCTCAAAGGAGGGTGGAAAAAAAGAAGTGCAGTAGGTGTAAGCGGCGCAAGGCTCTGTCCGAGTTCAACAAAGGCGGACAAACCTTCTGCCGCGATTGCAACCGCGAGTACCAGCGCGAGTACAGAAAGAAGAACCCCGACTACTGGCGGAGGTACGAGGCGAAGCGTCGAACTAAATCGCAGGTCCGCCAACGCAACGCACGTCGCCGCGCCCTCGAGCGCAACGCTTCGGGGGAGGCCACGGCGCAGCAGATCGCCGCGCGCTTCGCCTACTACGGCAACCGCTGCATCATGTGCGGCACGACCGATAAGCTGACGGTCGACCACCTGATCCCTCTCAGCAGGGGCGGCGCCAACTGGCCGTCGAACATGGCCCCCATGTGCCACAGGTGCAACTGCCAGAAAGGATCGCGCACGATCCAGGAGTTTAGAGATGGCAAATGAGCAAAGCATTAAAGCAGTCCGCGAGATGTACGCCGCGTTCGGTGACTTCCTGCATGACGTGTGGATGGGACTGCAACTCCCGCAGCCCACAGCCAGGCAGTACGAGATCGCCGACTTCATGCAGCACGGCGGCTCGGCTGTGTTCGTCGCCGGCCAGCGTGGCATCGGCAAGTCCTGGATCGCAGCGAGCTACGGGATCTGGCGCCTGCTGCACGATCCCTCGGTCAACGTGTTCACCCTGTCCGCGTCTGCCGAGAAAGCAAACGAGCTCAGCCTGTTTGCCAAGCGCCTGTTAACCAACCCGCGCCTGCCGATGCTGCACCACCTCGCGCCTGCAGCGAACAGCCGGGACAACATTGCGCGTTGGGATGTCGCGCCTGCGCCGAACCAGCAGATGCCTAGCTGGAAAGCTATCGGCGTCGAGGGTCAGATCCAGGGCGCGCGTAGCAACCTAGTCATCCTCGACGACATCGAGTCGATGGCTAACTCTAAGACTCCCATGTCCCGCGAGCAGTTGCTGCGGCAGGCCATGGACGTTGAGTCCACCAAGATCCCGGACGACCCCAACGCGCAGACGATCTGGCTCGGCACGTATCAGTCGACCGACTCGATCTACAAGCAACTGCGCGAGCGCGGCGTGGCATCGCGGATGTGGCCGTCGCGCTACCCGTCAGCCGATGCGATGGCTGCGTACTCGGGTTGCCTGGCTCCGTCGATTGAAAAGGAGCTCGAGCAGGATCCGGGCCTCGCGTCCGCCGGCATTGAGGGCCGGGGTGCGCCCGTCGATCCGCAGCGATTCGGCGACGAGTTCCTGCTGCAGCGCGAGCGACTGCTGGGTAAGGCGCAGTTTGAACTGCAGTTCCAGTTGAACCCGCACCTGTCCGACCTCGACGCATACCCGCTGCGTTGCGAGGACGTGATCGTCGCGCATCTCACGTCCGATGGTGTGCCGGACGAGATCGCACCATCGGGTCGGGCGGAAGACCAGGCCGGAGATCTCCCGTGCGTGGGTCACAGCGGCGACTCCTTCTACCGCGCCGGCAAGTGGGAAGGCACGACCGTGCCATACGATCACATCGTCTGCGCCATCGACCCGTCAGGATCGGGTCGAGATGAGACCGCCTGGGTTATTGCTGCGGTGACTCTGGGCCGGATGTTCGTGCTGGACTGGGGCGGTCGGCAAGACGGAGCCAGCCAGCAGACCCTCGACGTGATCGCGAAGGCGTGCCGCAGGTGGAGCGTGGCCGAGATCCTGCTCGAGCGGAACTTCGGCGGCGGAACCTGGACTGAGCTCCTGCAAGGCACGCTCCGCAAGGTGTACCCGTGCAGCGTCACGGAGGTGCAGGCTAAGGGATCCAAGGAGCAGCGGATCGCAGACATCCTGGAGCCAATCGTCCAGGCTCGCAAGCTGGTGATGGATGAGCGCGCCATCGCGTCCGAGTTCACGTGGGCGTCGCGGCAGGAGTTGCCGGAGGCCGCGCGCGCTCGCCTGCTGGTCTACCAAATGGCCCACCTCAAGCGCGAGAAGGGATGCCTGGAATGGGACGACCGCGTCGATGCCCTCGCGATTGCAGCGCAGTCCCTGCGCAAGCACGTCGGCCTCGACCCCGACGAGCAAGCGGCCAGGCTCCGGGACGAGCGGCTCGATGCCGCCCTGGAATCCTTCCGCGATAGCGTGATCAACCCGCGCGCCCCAAAGGGCAACTCTTGGGTGACCCTGCCAGGATCCCGGCGGTGACTCTTGGCCTAATCCAGCAAAGCCCAGCACACTTGCCCTGAATCGGCAAAGCACCGGGAAGCAGATCGGGGCCGCGCTCGAGGCCGCCGGCCACCCCGGCGCTCGAGGCCGCCGGCCACCCCGGCCACCCCGGCCGCCCCGGCCACCCCGGCCACCCCGGCGCTCGAGGCCCCCGCAGGCAGCG